ATGAGTCTCATTTAAGATGAGCAATCTAGTAATCCAAACATTGTACGATGATATAATGGATGGTATGGGACCCGAGCTCGACAAAGCTTGGGACCCATTGGACTTCGTAGATGAAGACATCAACTACGAAGATCCGGAAGAATCCCAAACGCAACTGTTTGAGGATATCTTCAAGGGCGCCAAAGACCGTTGTGATCTATATGGCGTTCCGAAACTCCAACTATCAAAAGAGATAGACGGGAGAGAAACAGGGGATGATAGAGTAGATATCTCTCCATCCCCTACGACACTAGCAGTTGGACTAACCGTCCAAACTGTAGTGTTCGATATGAAGACGTCCGAAAAGGACACCTTCATATCGTCAACGTATTGGAACTACTGTGAAGTATCCAGTACGTTACCGTGCGGAAGGAATCAATCTTTCCATCACGCACGGAAGACGTCCAACTTTTCCCAATTAGGATATGTGGACACAGCCCCAATGAGAATCACAATCGATGCTCAGAAGGGAGACAAAAGCCATTCTTCCACAGTTGTGGGGAAGGCTAGTATGATGGGATTAAGGGTCACAACCCCTAATTCACATTTAAAGCATAAATTACATTTATGCTCCTATTTGCAGGACGGAATGCTCCGAACCTACAAATCACCTGAACCCAAATACCTCCCTCGGTGTTTGGGTGGGTCAAGTTGCCCCGCTGTCTTTGGACATTGGGAAAACTTATATTATTCCGTCATCGCATACCGCGGTGGGAATTATCATAGGCTCTATGGTAGCGCTACCAAAGAGCTTATCGAAGCTCTCCGATCACTAGAGATCGGAAAGGTTCCGTCTCTCGTCTTAACTAACCGGTTAAGAGAGAAACAAGAGTATATGCATGCCACATACGACAATCTAATACTCGTTCCGAAACTTGGTGAAATACACCAAGTTTCAGGAAAGCTTCCTGTCCCGATTATCGAGGCAGGAAGAAATCAAATCGGTCTCACAAGCGTTGAGAATCGATTGATACAATCCCGACTCCTCATAGGTGAGAGAGCCGCGATTAGCGAGCTTAATGCGAAGCATAAGCTCGAAGAACAATTACTGGGAGATACCCCAGTAATTAGTTCAGAACGTGAACAGAAGAGAATTTCGACTGAATCACGAAAGAAATACGGTAACGCACTTAGTGCGAATACTGCATTTAACAACCTACTCTTGCGCAAAGGTTCAAGAGGGGATGTAGGTCAGTTGCAGAAAGAGGGATTTCTCACTGCAACGACAGGAGTCACCGAGTTTAGTAAAGAACATGCCCGGTGGCTTTTCAAAGGAGGTAGGTCAAAGACCTACTCTATTGAAGATCTCAACAGAAACGAAAATCTGTATGCTGTTGAGGATGTGAGCGTTGAAAACACAATGCGTGTCAGCGGAATCTCACTAACTCCTTATAGTTCCAGAAATCCTGAGACTATAAAGACTGTTTCGAAAGTTGGACTTTACCAAATTTCCGAAAGCAAACTGGAATGGTGCGAGAATATCTACGCATCAATCCGGGAAGTATATGATAGGGAAAATCGTCCCCTAACATATGACGAGCAACTCCAAATTTATAATGTAAATAGGGAGTGGATAAATGATGACAATCCATTAATTGAAATCATTAAGAAAGATGTCTCTTCCGTCGACATGACGGGGAAACACGTTTTGGCCATTACCAACGACAGGAAATGGAGCAAAAAGACAGCGAGTATCCTGGGAATTCCAGTATACTCCTTGGACCCCCACGAGGTAATTAAAAGATTACCTCCTAGGGATTACTCTTCAGAGTTTACGATAACTCTGACAGAGTTGAAGATGAAGGTACTCTCTCAGGAGTATGCTTCAACTAACATGTTAGGACCATACATTGACTATGGGTCACTAGCATCAGCCGCGGCAAACTACGAACAGTTTTTGCCACGGACAGGCCGGGATGCCCCCGTGAAAAGGGTCAAACCGGTATCCAACGTCACCAAAGAAAATGGCGAAAGGATATACGAATATGAACTGTCAGAAGACATTTCACCTTCGGGAGCTAGGATGAGGAAGGATGTTCCTCCTTATACTAGCAAGGCCAAACCCACAGAATACCTGACGAGATCGGCCTTCGGTGTTAAGCAACGATGGAGTTGATAACACCCTAACATTTCAGCTGGAAAACCTTCCAGACCT